TCTGTGCCATCAACGCCAAGGCCACGAGGTTGTGGGTTAGGAGTAGGGAACACGTTGGGAAGCGTGTAGAGAACATCGGTAAACGTGTTTGTTGCAGGGTCGATCCGTCCTACACCGTTGTTGTTAGTTGCAGTGCTATTACTGGCAAGCCAGACCGCTGTTGAATCTGCGGTTATCGCAAAAGGATAGGCCAGACTTAGCGAAGGTGTTGAGATTGTTGCGGTGACTGTGTTTGTTGCAGGGCTAATCCGTTCCACAATGCATGTGCTTGTATCGCCTGCCCACACATCACCAAAGGCGTAAACCAAATACTGCGGAAAGATAGACGTAGTAATCGTTGCTGTTGTTGCAAGCGTCGAAGGGTTCACACGGATGACTGTGCCCGCACTGCCATCTGCAACCCAGACGCTGCCACCCCCGGCAGCTAAACCGTAGGCTGCTACCGTTTTGGTGAATGTGCCAGTAATCGTATTTGTTGACGGGTCGATACGTAACACCTCAGATGGCGTAACGTAATTGGTTGCCCAAATATAGTTAGCGTCAAACGTCAGGTTGTAAGCAAAATCAACGTTGATTGTGGCAGTGATGGTGTTGGTCGTAGGGTCGATACGTGATACTGCTTGACCGCCAGTTCTTGCATGGCCTACCCAAACGGAACCAAACGCAGACGTGATTGCAAACGGTCCACCAGTACCCGTAGCAATCGTTGCAGTCACAGTCAACGCTGTGGGGTCAACACGAGAAACTGTGCCACTCACACCATTTGCAACCCACAAGGAACCAAACCCAAAAGTGATCCCATACGCTGTGGTCCCGACAGTAACAGATGGTCCCCACTTGTATCCCATGTCAGGTTATTCCCATATGAGACGGCCAACAGGTTGCACATCTTCGCCTGAAGCAAACGCAGCCCATACCTGAACCTGCAACTGCCCGCCGCCAACACCCTTATCAACCAGTCTGAAAGACAACTGATCGTTAGCTTGAAACGTGTGATCCATTGTCAGGTATGTGGCAGTGAACTCACCAGCGGCAATGAACATGGAAACGTCGAGCTGCGCACCGTTCTTCAGCATGATCACTTCGATAGCAGATGTGAGTGTGCCGAGCTGCGACAGTTTGATGTAGGTGAGTCGTACAGGCCGTTGGAAAACCTCAGCAGTTGACTGACCCTTCAACGGATCCTCGGTGTAGTCAACTAGTTCACCCTGTGAGAACCCGTCGACACGGTACAGCTGCACAAGGCCACTGGTCCCACCATCAGCCAACCAGCGTGAAGGTGTCGCAACCTTTGACAAACCAGCCAACGCTCCTGGCACACCACGCTTCAACATCTGAGCGATCCTGTCAGCGTCCTGCTCGGATGCTGATGCAAGTTCAAACGATAGGCCAACAAACCCGTTTGAATCCTCGGACACATCCAACGTTTTGAACCTGACGTTCTCAGCGTTAGCGCCACCCTTGTACAACACGATGGTGTCGCCAATCCGGTAGTTCAGATACGGTTGATCGCCAGCGTAGATGGCAGACACAGACAACGACTCTGTGCGTGCTGCGAACAGTTCGAGTTGTGCTGTCGCAACTGCTTGTGCTGATACAAGGTCACGCACATCAGCTATCTGGAACGCTGCTTCAATAATCCCAAACAGGGCAACCTGTGCCGCATCAGTGGAAACAAACTGCCCGCCCGAATAGGTGCACACAAGTGTGTTTGGTTGCGGTGGCCGCTCATCACGAGTCACAGCCTGCAAATTCACACCCGCCTGAATGCCTGCAGCAGAAGTACCGCCACGCCCAAAAGCAAACACATCAAGTGTTAGCCCAGCGGCACGCATCCCGAACTCATAACCAAGATTCTGCAACTGCTGGCAAACATCCCAGATCGTGTCACCAACACGCACCGTAAACACATCCAAAGCAGGCCAACCCAACCCATCAGAATCAACTGTGGCACTAAACCCAACAGCGAACCCTGCTGGCAAAGAACCCCGTGCAATAGCCTCATTGATCAGAGTGATCAGCACTGTGCCCGCTGTCGGGTTAGGGACCACAGCAGGATTGTCTAACGCAGACCAGCTGTCATCAGAAGCCATGACCAGTGTTGAAGCTGTGAGCGGTGTTTCAGGTGATTCAATCTTGTGCAGGTTCAACGCAAAACAATGTTCACGGTTCACAGTTGCAAGGGTGCCAGGTAACGCCGAGTTGTCTGGGCCTGCAACGTGGTCAAGTTCCACAGCAAACACATGATCGCCAGCTGTCAGTTCGATCATTGCCCGCCACGGTGAACGCCACGAATCCGTGTTGTCTTTGCTGTAATACAACTGGATGCCGTCAACGTACACAGCACCACCCGAATACATCGCCAACCAAAGGTCATACAGGCCATCTGATGCAACAGTGAACGTGCGTTTGAACAGGGTCGTGCGAACATCTGATGCTGCGATCCTGCCAACAAACCCTTGTATAGGTTTCGTTGACCCGATAGGCCAACCATCAGGCGGTAGCCAAGGTTCAAACCATTCCGGCTGCGTGTTAGGTGTACGCCACGCAATAGAGATTGCGTAGGAGCGGAACGTTGCAGGAGACCAACCAGTAGTGGAACCTTCTGCTGAGTGCCATGCGAACGTTCGCAAATCTGATGCAGGGACCTTGCCTAGACCGTTCTGCGGAAACACGGTCGCACGATCAAGGATTGATCGCACATCTAAACAGGTAACCTCGAACACTTTGTCAGAGTCTTTGATGTCTGTTTCAACAACCTGCGTGGAGACAATGCGCCCGGTCCACGCCAGCGTTGTGCCAAGCGTGAACCGTAGGTGCCGGCCTAGTGTCATACCTGATGTTGCGCTGATATCCGCTGCAGTCGCATAAGGCATGCTGATCTTGCCTTGGCTCAGAGAGTCCAGGCTGTCTTGCCATCTGCGAGAACCAAGAATGGTCGTTGGTGTGGAGATAGCAGTGGCGTTGTTTGTGTCGAACAGTTGGACGCTGATAGCAGGCACTGGTGCAGCGTTTGCTACTGGTGCCGGTGGTGTGGTGTCAGCGAAGAATCCTCGCACTGATGGTGCACGGTTTATGAAAGGGATTGCAGCGGTCTTGTTTCCTTGCACTGCTGTGAACGCAAGCGGTGCAGGAGCACCGAGCGCTCTTGGTGTGAGGAAAGGAAACGCAAGGGTTTGCGCCATCAGATAGCGATAAGGCCTGTGGCTGAAAGTGTGAGTGTGATGTTGGTGCCGTCAGGGATCACAGCGAACGCTGCGCCAGCTGCAGTGGCGTTCCAAAAACAGATCAGGCGTGATGTGGAAGCGGTGCCAGTGTCTTTAAACATCGCAAAGCTCACAATGGTTGAACCTGTCACAGCTGTGAACACTGGGTCTGCTGCATCAAGCACACCACCAGTAGAAGTTTTTGATGAAAGGTTTGCCGAGGTTGCAACAACGCCTGACAGATCGTCCCGAAAGTCATGTGCAGCTGAGTAGGTGTAGGTGCTGCTCATTGCAACAATCTTGATATCATCGACTAGCCAGTCAATGTCTGCATCTGCAAAGGCTTTCATGCCTGTTGGGTAAACAACGTTTGCCATCAGTTCAACCTTCTTTTTGGATCATGCTAGAACACCTGCTGGGACTGAAACCTCTAACACTGCAAGCGCCCATTTTGCCGTCGGTACAACCTCACCGATAGTTAGGCCAAGAATGTGTACTGGGCCTGTGATCGTTGCTGCTGATGGCAGTGTGAGCACTGCTGTGCGCGTACCGTCAGCTGTTGCTGGGATGTTCGTGAAGTACGTTGCAATGTACGCAAGATTGGTTTTCAAGCGTGCAGGGTAGTTTGTGTCAGGTGTGCCGGTGGTTGACACTTCACCGGAGATGATGAGCTCGAGGCTGTGTGTCGTTGGTTGCACCAAAGGTTTGCGTGCAGTCATACCGGTGACACCAGCGAGTTTGATGTTTGATGCTTCGAGTTGTGCTGGTTGCCAGAACGTCCAAATGTTTCGGATCTTGATTGCACTGTTACCTAGTGAGACACCATCAAAGGTGATTGAGGATGCGGTCACAGTGCACCAGCCAAAAACAGAGAAGCCTTGTTAGCTCTGATCACTTCTAGCGCTGTCTGGCGTGGTGAACTGGTTTCATTGATCGTAATGTTGTTAGTCATACCTCCACCACCCCCACCGCTAACCAGCTGTGACACACCCTGCACAAGCGCTTGTGCGTTCGCTGCGTTCATAATAAACCCACTGCTCGATGGTGTGAAAAACTCACGCCCACCCTCATTGACCTCATACCTACCGCCAGCAATGGCAGGCCCACCAGAGTATGAACCACCCATGTTTGACGCAGGTGGTGTTGAAGGGAACCCACCGCCAGCAGGCCCAACAGGGTTAGGTCTGCGTGGTCTGCGTGGCGCTGGTGGCTGGTTTGTTTCACGCCCACCAGGTGGAATGATCACAGTTGGAATTTTAATCGGGTTACCGTTTGCAGCTGCTTGAGCAGTAGCCACAGCAGCGTTCAACTCAGGTGCAAGGTTAGGGTACGCTGCAAGCACAAGTTTCATCTCAGCAGGAGACAACTGTCCTGTAAACGCCTTGACTAACAGTTCTGCCCTAGCGAACTCGCCAGCGTCAATAGCATCCTGAATAGCAATACGCATCTCAATAGGTTTGCTATCAAGGTCTGTTTGGAACAATGCCAACAGGTTGTACAACTTTGCTTTTTCTTCTTCTTTCAAACTGAGTATGACAGCTGCTTCAATCTGCAACTCGGACAACCCAGCAAGGCCGATGTATTCGGCAATCTGCTCAGGTGGAATGTTTGCATTCTTCAATGTTTCTTCAAGTCTTGACCTAAAGATGCCACCCAGCATGCGAGGATCACCGCCAGTTGCAACAGCCTGCTCCAGCACGCTCCCAGCAGAGTCACCAAAATCAATGACCGCTTGAACAGCTTTGTTCTGCTCATCCGTGTAATCACCCAAAGCAGCCTTAATCGGATCAAACGACTTCGGCAGATCATTCAACGTATCAAACAACCCTTTATACGCGCCGTTCATCCCGAACGCTGCAGTGGCCTGATCATCAAGCGTTGACGTATCCTCAATAGTTTTCGTAAATGCTGCTGCACGATCAGCGCCAAGCTTTTGCGTATCAGCAATGAACTTCAACTGTGCGTCATAACCTTTGGTACTGACAGTTGCTTCTTCAGTAGCATCTGCTGTTTCACCAACAGCCGTGCCAAGCTCAGTAGTTGCGCCTGTCGCACTTTGCGATGCCTGTGCACTTAACTCAAGCGCTTTACGGTTCTTATCAATAAACTCTTGGTTCCTCTTAAACTCTTCTGAATTCTTTGGAAGCGTCTTATTTGCTTCTTCCAACTCGTTCAAAATTTTGATCTGTGCTTTAGGCCCCTGATTCTGGCCAACAGTGTCAAACACTTTTTGCACTTGTTCAATATCATTCTGAACACCAGTGCCAACAAGGGTGATCTCTGCACCAAAGTCTGTTACTAGCCTGCCTAAAGTGAATATGTTTTTTTCTGCTGCAACAAGTTCTGCGAACTCAGGCAAGCTGGAATCACCGGCTGTGTTGATAGAGATTGTGAGCTTGTCAACACCAGTGCGCACGCGTTCAGCAGCATCGCCAGCGTTGAGCAGCCCAAACACAAAGTCAGTTACCAGAGCAGTTGCAGCAACAAACCCCAACCCCGCTGCAGCCTTGCCCATACCTGTCAGGCTGCGTGTCGCAACACCAGATGACATGTCCACTGTGGTGAACACGCTTCTCAGTTTGATTGCTTGCCCTGCAAGGATTGAAAGCCCGCCAACAGCTAACGAACCGGCTGCACCGATAGCACCGACCTTGCCTACGGTTTCACCGATCTGCGGGTTCACTTCGCCAAGCGCACCACCGATACTCAACAGCGGGTTCACAACATCCAAGATGCCTGAGCCTATGGATTCCTTTAGCTCACCGAACTTGTTGTTCATGATCTCAAGCTGGCCTGCGTAACTGGCACCCTCTGTCTCAGCAAAAGAACCAACGCTATTACTCAGCGCAGAAATCACATTGTCTGTATCGGAAGCATTCCCGCCAAGGTCCACAACCTCAATGCCCATTTTCTTTAACGCACCAGTAGAACCATCGGAAGCTTTACCAACCGCTTTCGCAGCTGCGTCAAGGTCGATGCCCATTTTGCGTGAGAGATCAACGACAAGAGGTGTCAGCGCCAGAACTTCTGCCTCTGTGCGCCCAAACTGCACAAGCAAAGACTGTGAAGAAGCAATCGCATCATCATCAGCAACGGTGACCTTCATCAGCGCTGCAGCCTGATCACGCAAAGCTTTACCGTTGCCAGCAAAAACGCTTTCACTGTTCTTAATCGAGTTGTTCAGCTTCATCTGCTGTGCTTCAGCGTCGCTTGCTTCTTTAGCAAACGTCGCAAGACCAACAGCGAGAGCACCACCCGCTAGGACTGCGCCTGTGCCAACGCTTGTCAGCTTTGAACTCAACTTGTCTAGCGACTTGGTTGTTTTACCAAGTTCACGGTCGGCAGTTGTGCCCATCTTTTTGAACTCTCGAGCAGCACCGGAAGCGTCTGCGTCGATGATCATTTGTAGGCGTTCAAGAAATGCCACTGCTTACCGCCTCGCTAAGAAGTTTGAGATCCCTGATGCTTAAGCGTCGGGTTTGTTCTGGGGTCCAGTTGAATCGGAGGGCGCACCAGACGATCCAGCTGTCTGTTGAGCGTCCACCTCTTTTGGGATACTGCCCTCATAAATGTCAGGCATGTTGTCTGGCACCTGGACAAACACATCGGTAAGCATCCGCACTGTTAGCACTGCAGGCTCAACGCCTTGTTGTGCGCACGCTGCGGCGTAAATGTACTTGGCATTCTTCGCACTTTTGAACGGGTGCGATAGGAGCGCCCACCACTCCTCATCACAATCCGATTCAAGTTGCACCAGCTCATCAAGCGTGAAGTCAGAAAGCCTGACCTGCTTTTTGTCTGGAAGGTTGACGGCCCACTCGTCAGCCATGATCAGGTACCAACGCTGCTGATCGAGCTGGCCGCTGAACCGGTACCGCTGATCTCAACCGCACCCGAAACCGTCTGAGTGATGCTCAGGTCGAAGTGCGCCTGACCAAAGAAGTACTGAGCGTTGTCAGTCGACGGATACAAGTAGAACTTGCGACCTGCAGCAACCGAGTTAGTAATACCGAACTGCGAACCTGCAGCAGTATCCCAGTAGCCACCGAAGGAAATTGATCCGTCTGGAAGGCCCACAACGTAGGTCTTACTGGTGTCAGAAAACGAAGTCACTTCGGTCTTGTCGGTGGTGGAATCAAGTCCCCATGTGTTCAGGTTTGCTACCGGTGACGCTGCTGCCGTTCCATTGGCACTTGCATCGATATATACACGGCCCTTACGACCGCTTATGGGATTAGCCATTAGCTTTCTTCTTTCACTAGGCCGCACGATGCAAGCAACGTGTGGGCATTATTTGGAAACGTGCGATCTGCGACCACTCGTTTTGCCTGCTGCGCAGCGATCTGCCGCTCAACGGGATTCTCAAGAGCCCAGCGTATTAGCTCGCCAAGTTCTTCAGGACTGTTAAAAGTAGGGAGCATCGGAAAGAGCTCATCGGATTCGCCACGAGACTGCCTAGCGAACCAAGTGCCAGATGCTGCAAGCTCGATCTCACGAGGCCCAACAGACCAACCATCACAACCATCAACCACATCACCGTTGGTTTCAGTACGGTAAATGTTGAACGATGTTTTAGCGCCACGGTACAACTCTGCGGTCTGAGCGTTATCAATGCAATCCTCAAGATCATGCACAACACGATCAGCCAGGATGGTTGGCACGTTCTGCCAGTTGCCCGCCAACGCAAGATCAATACCATCAAAGTTGCACCGCTCGAGGAACGCAACCCTGCTTGGGTAGCCCGTACCAACAAACACACAGTCGCTCAGGTAGTCCTCGTGTGCTTCGCCTTCAAAGTGGATGTCAGGCCGGTATGCGTGCGGTGTGTAAACCGCTGTTGTCAACGTCGCATACTGACCCATGTTCGTCGGATCGTTCAACGCCACAGCATCGAAGTGCGGTGCGATCAACAACTGCCGTGATTCCTCATACGGTGATTCGGTCATCACACAAGCGGTTTTAATACCACGACCACGGCAAACCTCTAAGAACTGCGGGTCAACCGTGAACCCGCTGATGAACACGATGAGTTGTGGCCACCAGTACAACGCAGCCTGTGGCAGGCCACTGATCGCAAAGGAATACACGTTCTCTGTTTTCGGAAAGGCTTTGATAAAGGTGCCGTCATCCATACCCAGATGCGCAACGCTGGCCCATGTGAGACGGTCACCAAGATTGTACTGCTGAACCTCGTGGCCTAACTGCTCGAAACCCTCAACCCAACCATCATGCACATCTTGCACACTGAAATTAGGACCGGGGTGGACAACAAGGATACGCACTCAGAAAACCTTGCCCAACGCCTCAACCTGTTTCTTCTTATAGGCACGTATCGCATCAGGTGTGCCCTTGGCAATACCAACCGACCATGCCTTCTTACCTTTGGTGCCAGGGTGGCGAACGTATGCGGCAAAGTTGCCGTTGCCCCACACCATCACCCTGCGTTTCTTAGATCCTTTGCGGGCACCTGCAAGCGCCCCAGCAGTATCAGAACCAGTCATCAAAGACATCAGCTGAGCACCCTGCCTCATCTTCTTGGTAGCACCAGGAACAATCGGGTGAGCGCCTGCACCGTACTCAACAACTTTCCACACACCCATCGGAACAGCTTTTAAAACTGCTTGCGCTTTCCCGCCAGTGTTTTCCATGTCATACCGTGCGTTGAGTTTCACCCCGCCCTTGTAACCAACCTTGGTGCGGTCCTTGCCCCAACGCGAAAGCTGCCCGTCACCGCCAGTTGCTGCACGCCCAGCTATCAGGACGGACTCTTTGTATTCCTGCGCAGCAGCTGCAGTTGCAAGAGTGTTTACTTCCAGCATGCTGTTGCCCGCTTTGATCATCTTGGTACCAAAGTTCTGCGGTGTAGATGTGCCCATCAGGTCATCACTCGCACAACAACATCTGCTGCGTAATACCCGACATCGGCCACAACAAGTTCACGGTATGAACCGAACGATTCGACAAAAAAATCAATGCCAGGTGGGTTCGCTTCTTCGATAGCTGTGATCGCAGAACTCGGATCGTCCGCATCGAGTAGCTGGTCAAGGCTGGCCATCTGATCAACACTTCTGCGTGACACAAGGATGATCACTTCAACAGTCGTTTCACGGTTCCCATCAAACGTGGTCGGTTTGACGTTAAACCCTGAAATCATTGCGCACGGCACGTTTACGTTGTCCGGTGGGTATCTGTAAATGTTGAGTCCAGGGACCGCACTGATTGCTTGTGCGAGTGCTTCTCGGATCTCACGGTTACTAATAGCGGTACTCATGCGATACCAAAGTTGCGCCCATGCCGGTACGGTGCAAGCAGTTGCATAGCCCTTGGCGGCATCGTCTTAGATACTCGCATAACACCGAACTCGCCGAACCCTGCAACACCCAGCGGTGATTCTTGCATCTTGGAAATCTCGGCCACGATAATCCTGCACGCCTGTTTCACATCAAGCGGCACTTCTGGCCAACCCCACACACCAGTTATCTCAACCGTGTTCTGCCTCATATTGAACGTTGGTACTGGCCACTGCACACCACCGAGTAGTTGCAGGTCTGTGTATGGCTCATCTGCTTGCGGTGCGTTGTACGGCAACAGCTGAAAGCTTGTCGCACCGATAGTCGTGGAGTAAACGCCTGCGCCGGTCGGATCAGTCTTGAGTGTCGTGACGCTCACGAGGTCGTTGAACGAACCGAAACCTAGCGTGTAGATATCATCGGTTGTGGCAAACGTGCGTGCCTCGGTCACTTGAAAGAACTCTCGCCCGCAGTAACGGTCGATCATCCTCGAGCTCGACGTAACCACATCATCCAAAAGGCTTGTGTCTTGCACAAGGTTCTGCCCAACGTAAGCAAGTGCTTCAGCTTGTGTGAGATAACCGTTTGTAATTGTCATGCGTTCATCTCCATGCTGCAGCCCTCACATCATTACCCTGCACATCAATCACATGCTTTGCAAAGTTGCGTGTGAGGATTACAGAAAGGTTGTCGGGGTCTACGTTCAAGTAGTACTCGTCAGGTTGTAACAGCCCACCATCAGACGCTGAGTGTGGTGCACGTTCAAAGCAGGCTGCGGTGAAGATCAGCAGGCCCTTGCGATGATCAAGCAAGTTTTTCATGTGTGCGATGTGTAGCGGCCAATCAGGTGTGTGCTCAGCAACCTCAAGATACAAGCCCACATCAAACGGTTGTGCGTTGCCGTAGTCGAGGATGTCGCCAACCCATGTGACCTCTGGTGCCGGCACAAGGTCAACCACTTCAAAGGTTGCGTGTTCAAATAGGTATTCAGGATTGCCGTTGATGTCACGCCCGCCACAATCCAGCACGCTGCAAGGCGTTGCTGGCACCCACCGTTGCACCCATTCGAGAACTGCGTGATGCATCAGATCACCTCAGGTTTCCGCCACCAGAAGAAGTGTGCAATCAAGATCAATGGTAGCCACTGGACTGGTAACACTTGGGCTGCAGCAATGGCCATCACAGGCCCAGCAGCCGTGTGCAACAGGCGAACCGTGTCAGTAGCAACCAACAGCTGTGCATACGCTAGAACGAGTATCAGAAGCGTCTGCCACGACGGGTGGTACAAAGCTGCGAGTGTTGCACCCCACGGTGCGACCATCAACCAAGCGTCACGCCACCGCCCACGATGAGCTTCCATCGCAGTCTTGAAAGGATGTTCATACACTCTGCGCAACACAGGCTGTGCGGTCACCTGGTCAAGTTGTGGTTTGCGTACAAACCACACAACAGCCGGCACAATCAAACCGATAAGCATGATCGGATGCCATGCCCACACCGCAGCAAACACAGGTGATGTTTCCTTGATAGAAGCGGCAACCAAAATCAGCAACACCGCTACAGGCCACAGCCCATGATCGAAACAAGCAACAGCCATGATCGCCACAGCCATCGCCGGTAGATCAACGCCAATAGGCCGAACAACTTGCGGGCCCCACACTCCAGGCAATGCCAGCAACAACACTGCTGCAGCTGCCGCACGTTCCAAACCAAGATCCGAGCACCACCACAACATGCCAACCGCTGCAACAACCCATGACGTAACCCACACTGCACGCCATCTGCGCAGATCATCCTTGCAGATGGTCGGGAGCAACCATCTCAGGTTGAACGGTCGTGCCACCGGCACTCCACGACCAGCAAGGATGTACCTGCTGGCATCAGGTCCTAGCATTGTCGTCCGTGGTGCGTGGTTCTTCAGGCGGTGTCACACCCATTGTCTTTGTGTCTGACGGCCAGTAAACCCTGCCGCCTTTGTGATGCCCAACATGCGCAGTCGTGTCAACGTAAACCTTGTGGCCCTGCTCGCCCGCACGCAAACAGAAACTCACATCTTCGCCCAACGCCCACTCAGAACCATCATCACCAAAGCGAATATCGAAACCAAACCAGCAGTTAGTACTACCACCACTCTGATCGAACATCTGTTGCAACACGCTGCGGTGAATGAGCAGGCAACCAGTACCAGTAGCTGCAACCTCTGCCAGCTGGTTTGGTGCCCAATCCAACATCACTTGTGTGCAAGTCAAAGAATTTTCGACAAAAAGCGTAGGGATCACGCCGTCGGCGGTGAGGATCACACACAGGGCACCAAGAATCTTGATGTCATGTTCGACCGCTCGTGCAACCATCTGATGCATCAACTGCGGTTCAAACACCATGTCAGTATCAACAAACCACAACCACTCTGCATCGGTGTACGTCTTTAAGAACTCGTCACACAAACGGTTGCGAGCCTTCGCAAGATTTGCTGTGGCCTCGAGCGCAACGTAATTGTGCAGTAGGCGCAGATCAATCGGGTTCGGTGACTCAGGGCAATCAAGCGCTTCCCACACTTGCACCGCACGTTCACGATCCCAAACGTCAAGCTCCCAAAATGAACGCATGAACCGTGTTGAGATGTCGTGGCCTGTTGACGGGAACGCCAGCAGGACTTGTCCAGGGTGATCAAAAGTCTCTTGCATGTTTGTCCTTTGGTTGATCGGGTTAGGTGGTGGTGCAAGCAAGCCCACTGCTTGCACCACCCATCCTAGTTAACTCAGGAAAGAACCTGCTTGAAGCCTGTTCCCTGCAGGTTGCAGGTGGCTACTGGGTAGCGTCCTGCGGTGAATGCCGAGTAGCCGTAGGTCACCATGGTGACGTTCAAGCTCGCTGCGGCAACCTCGTTGAGGGTAAGCCCGATAGGTGCTGATCCATCTTCCATGAACAACACATCGGCCTTGCGGGTGATGATGATCCGATCCTCATCGGTGCTGGCACCGAGAACGATTGGGACACCAGCGTCAGTTACGACCGGCACACCGGCGATGGAACCAACTGGCCCATATCCTGCGGCAATTCCAGCGCCAGAAGCGTTGAAGGAGTTGTAACCCTCGATGGCGACCAACGGACGCAGCGACGAGTCAGACTGGGCGCACAGCCAAGCCCAACGACGAGGGTGCATGACGATGAGGTCTGCTGCTGCGTAGCGTGCGGCGTTGACCTTGCCAAGACCATTGTGGATTGCAGCAACGAGGCTTGCGCCTGTGGTGCCGGTCCACGCTGCGGTCTGCACCGAGGTCGTGTTGAGGATACCGAAGTGGCCTCCAACGGTTCCGTCACCAGAGATGGCAGAAACGTTGACCTTGGTTGCGTACTGCTGATAGAGATCAGCTAGGAGGATCTGGCCGATACCGGTTCCACGGTCAATGGACTGGCGTGAAACAACCTGCTGGCCTGCAAAGGTCCGCACTGGAACAGTGAGATCGGACTCGGTGAAAGTCTGGTTGGTTACTGCAACACCCTGTGTTTCCTGTGCGGCAACACCTGTGGAGGTAGCTCCACGAGGGATCACCATATTCATTCCTTGTGCCGGCAACGCCACTTTGGTGACATTTTCGAGGAATGGCCGACCGGATGCAAGCGTCGCAGCGAACTGCTCTGTGAGGTACTGAGGAACAACAAGGCCACCGAAGTTGCCAGTCGTTGAACGGTACTCGGCAAGTGCTTCATCACGGGCACGAGCAAGACGATCAGACGCAGCGTTGTCATTGCCGAACTTCGCAGCGATAGCATCGCTCAGGAAGTCATGCTCGGAATCTGCACGGTAGGTCTTCTCTTCTGAAACAACACGGATGTTCATGGGTAGTACTTCTTTTCTGACCTCAGCGGCCTTGTCGGAACGGGTAGCAAGATCCACGAGGTCAGACTCACGAGCCTGCAATGCGGTGATCTTGTCATCAATCTCACGAAGCTCAGCACGAGCAACGTCAAACTTTTCGGTTTCTTCAGCCGTCATATCTGAGCGGCCTTCGGTTTCAGCCAAAGCAAGGATCGCCTCGACTGCTTCTTGCGACGCATCACGCTCATCAAGCGCTGCGCTAATCAAACTACGGATCTGCTCCAACATCTGTGGAACCTTTCTGTTTAGGAATGGGATCAGCTTGTGGCTTCAAGTGGACTGCATGTGCCAGGAGGCGGCATGCGTTCCGGCTTGTTACCGGCGTGCTGGTATTGCTGCGAGCTGGCGTTTCGCCATCTCAACCGAACGACCTGAAGCCTGCTCGGAAACTTGCGTATCGTTACGAACCTTTGCCACCGTGGCCGGGTTCGCCGGGTACGTCACCATTGAAACATCAAACAGTTTCAACTCATAGATTTTGCGCATCGAGTAATCATCGTTCCACTCGTCACGCAGAACACGAAACGCAAAACTCATCTGATCCATGTCGCCACGTTCCATCGCAGAACGCAACGAAGCGCTCACAGGGTTGGACGGGTCGAGCTCGGCCATAACCCTCAAACCGATATCATCAGATGTGAGCGTCATCGTCCCAGATTTGGTGCGTGCCAACGGGATACCCTCATGGTTGATCAGCAAACGCACATCAGCTTCTGCAGCTGATTTCGTTGCGGCACCAGCGGCAATGATCTCAGTGAACCCGCCACGCTCAACATCACCAATGTTGTAAGCGTAATCGTAAACAGTTGCGTAACCCTCGAGGATCGCACCACCATCAGGGGTTGCACGCACCTCAAGCTTTTCAAGCTTGCGCACCTCACGCTCAGGTTTCACACCACGCTTAAACCCATCAATCTCAACCACAGGTTCAGGCTCAACCTCAACCTCAACCACAGGTTCAGGCTCAACCTCTGGTTCAGGTTCACCCTCAAGCAAACCTGCAGGGATCACCCACAGCTTGCACAAACCAGCCGCAGCGATCTCACCGCTCACAACCTCGCACATGCCTTCCATGAAGAACACGCAGTTAGCACAAGCAATGCCATCACTGGCCTGCTCAGACTCTGCCTGATAGCCACAGCCATCAGCACCAGCAGTCTGATCGTACTGGCCGAACACCTCAACAATCGACTCAGTACTTTCGTACTGCGCCTTCTGGCGTGGGCTAAGTGGGTGGATTGGTTCTTCTTCCATGCGGATACTCCTGTCAGCTTCAGATGCATACAGTGCTGCGATCTGATCAACTGCTTCTGCTCTGCTGCCATGGCAGCCTGCTAATGAATTGTCATCATCTTTGCGAACACCCCACGGTTCAGAAACAGAACAGCCCGCATCTTTTTCCACCACATGCCAAGGCATCAGGCAATCACCTGATCAACAGGCAAAGGCTGATCCTCTGCAGTCAACGGTGGCAAATCCTCATACGCTCTGGCCTCGTCAACTGTGAGGAAACCAGAACCGATACCAACAGCATGCGCCGCATATCTCGTACTGAGATCGGAGCGCAACAGCCCGTCAACATTGAACTTCACACGCTGCGCCCTTGGCACCAGCGTTGAAAGCGCATCTTCAATCGGGATCAAATATGGCATCAGGCCAAAGCTCAACCAGTCCGCTGCACGCTGCTCACGGTTCGCATAAGTAACCGAGCTACCAGATGTGGCGGCACCGACAAGCTCAGGCGGTATGCCGTAGATGCGTGCGATCTGCTCAACCGTAAACCGTTGCGAATCCAAAAATTGTGACTCGTCAGGGCTGATCTGCACACGCTCATACTTGAGCCCACTGCCCATAATGGCGGGTTCACGGTTGCCCTGTGTGGCATTGATGAACGCACCCTTGATGCCCTGTGCCTGCTCAGGAGTCAACTCAGAGTCCGAATAGATGATGGCGTTAGGGTTGCCACCACTGTTGAAGAACTGCGCACCGAACTGCTCAGCGCTGATGCCTGAACCGATAGCTTGTTTTGCACTGTTGATCGGGCTCATGCCCATCGGCATACCTGGCATTACAAACATTGGCATGTGCCACAGCGGTCCGTTAGGCCAACGGTTGATCCGCTTCTCGTTAATCTGTGTGGTCCACTCGCCGTCAACGTGCCGCCACTGGACGGTGGCCGGGTCGAGGATCTCTACTGTGACAGGGAACCCGTTTACGCCTGTTTCGGTCACCAAGCCGTAGGCGTTGCCATCGAGTAGCAGTGACGACCACAGCTGGTAAAGCCATGTGGTGATGTTGACGTTTGGTGCTGGCGCACGAAACAGCGAACTAGCCGGCAGTTGTGTACGACCGCCAGGACCATCACGGTACTGATCCAACGGCAACGTCGAACCCACACCCGCCAACAACCGCACGCAAGCCCACACTGCAGCCAACCGCATCGCCGAATTGGCATCAACGATTGGCGCACCAGTCCGCATACGCATCTGATTCACCGCAGCAATAATCGAATCCGGTGTGATCGCACGCTGCTCACGTTTAAAGAAACCCATCAGGCACCATCAATCAGAAAGCCCACAACGAACAAACACACGCCAGCAACACCAAGGGCCATGATCGGTGACACCAAAAACACTGCAACACAAACAGCCATAATCCCAGCAATCTCCAGAACGGTCGCAAGAGCATCTTTAAACATTGGCACCGCCCTTTCTAGTATGCGAACACCTGTGGGCTAACGACAGCCGCCACAGGCAACAAAGCTCGAGCAATCGTCACAGCAACCAGCGGTGAAATCGGCACAACCGAAGAACGCAGATCCCACGCCCACGCATCACCCAACTGGCGTTCCGCAGCATCAGCCGCAGCAACATCCAACGGTCCCTGATTATCAGGCCGACTCAAACGCCCCTCAATCACATCAGCAAAGAACCCGCCGCACGCCTGCTTGTAATCAACCGTGTTCACCTGGTGCAACAAATCGGCGCTGATACCAGCATCACGAAACGCAGCCAACACAGGACCAACAGCAGCGCCAGTCGGGCCCGCACCATTACAACCAACAGCAGTCGGCTCCCAACGTTCAACCAGCTCAACAAGCCGAGAAGCCAACCAGCCCGTACCCTCACGATGCTCAATAACCTCAACATACGGTGCGCTAATCGAACCAGCAGCAACAGCAACACTCGCATACTCGCCACCACGAGACACATCAAAACTGATCGTGATCTCACCCACACCCAACACCGGTGGCCGGTTCGTCAAAGTACGAGCCCACGCCAACTCAGGAATCTTCGCAGCCTTAAACCGCAAACTATCCGGCTCAGAATCCCACACACCCAAACGCTCACGAGCAAACTTCTCATCACCCATCGCACTCTGCTCAGCATCAATGTAATCAGCAGAAATACGAGTACCGAACGCAGGGTTAGCCAACGCCACCAAGCTGCGATCATTCACATCTAACCGCTCACTCGTACAGTTCCCCTGGTCATCAAGTGTGACCCGCTCAGCAGTGTGCTCCAAATAGGCCAACCGCCCAGCGTCACCCGCAAGGGCACGCCGACGGATCTTCCACAAAGCAGACGAAGTACTCAAACCAGCAGACGACGCATACCAAACCTGCGGGTTCGGATGCGTAGACAACACCGGCAACGAAGCCGCAACATGCTCAGCCTGCAACGCATACGCCTCGTCATAAACAACCAAACTCGCACCAGCAAACCCACGACCAGCGCCACCAGTTCGAGCCCGATACTTCAACCGAGCCCCAGACTTCAACTCGATACCCTGCTCACCATTCGCAAACCTGATACGAGCAATCTTCGCAGACAACTGCTTATTCGACTCGATCAAACTAACCATCCGCAAGAACGCCTCGTTAGCGGTAGGAAACTCATGGGCCGTGTGGATGATCAACTGCTCATCAAAGATGAACAACCCTGCAAGCTCCCTAGCTTGGATCGTCTCGCCCTTGCCATTCTGCCTTGGCTGCACATCACAAACCTCAAACGCAGACCAAGTGAAATCATCACGCTCAGACAACGCCACCCGCAACGTGTACCGCTGCGAATCATCCAACAACATGCCAACCGACTCAGCCAGCTCTATCGCCTCGGTCGCTGCGTCTTGGCTGTGAACGCTTACCGGCAGATGCAGAATCTGCGGCACCTGAACGCCTAGCAACTCTGGCCGCTGCAAGATCGTCAACAGTAGAACCCTCCACACCCGAACCCTCGAGCAACGCAAGCTTCGCCAACACCATCTGCAACCTGGCACCCAACGCAGCAACCGCCTGCGGAGGAGCAATCAACAACGTCTCAGCCAAATGAGCCCGCAACGCCACCAAAGCCCTGCGCTCATCACCCGAATTCACCTCATCAACAAACGAATCGACCATAAACACACACCCATTCTCGGCCCATTAATTAAACCCAAAATGCGTTTATCGGCCCAATAGATCCATTCTCACAAGTTCCCAAAAACCAGATTGCTCGACGTTGAACGCACAGCAACCGAGCCGACCACAAACCCAAAAAACCGCTAAAAACCGCCTATGCGGCCACCTGTGGCCTCTCAAGGGTACTCAGATATTTCGACCTAGAGAGAGATGGGAAAGAA